ACACTACTTACCTTCTTTCAGGCTGTCAGTGTTAAAACACAAAGAAGAACTGAGTTTCCTAAAGCTCAGAAAAATCTCTTTTATTGTTTTGGTGGCAAAGAGGGCGATTGATTTTGATCCGCCTGAGAATCTTACTCAGTTAATTGCCTACGCCCTAAGGGTTGCAAACGTCGTGAATACATATTAGCATTAACACAATACACATGATTTAAAAAACAAACCAAGAATAAGGAAACAAGAATGAAAGAAGAGATGACATTAGTCAACATTTAAATAAATTAAAACCAGAGACATCAAAATCAATTAAAATGTACAATACTGGGGTGTAACTAAGAACACAATCGAATGTTACCTTGGCTAAATACTCTTCAAAACCGCGCTGCATATCATAAGTCCAGCCGTACGTGCAAAATAAACTTACATAAACACTAGCGGTAAACTTAGTGTTAACGTGAACAAAATTCATGTGCCAATCGTCTTTTTTAAATTTTGTTTCAGGACCTTCATAAGCAACGCTACTACGTGTGAGGCGTAAGATACAATCAATTACAGCTCTCAACGGTGGTATGAAATAACAACTATGTTTAAGACCTAATGCAATCCCTTTCATCATGGATTCTCTAGTAACATTAACTGGTGGGTTGTTCAAATACCCAAGTTTAGATAACACTTTGCCAGGCATAGGGCCAAAAGTAAGTTGTCCATCAACATCATAAACTCTGCAAGAGCAAAATTCAAGGTCAAAGATACTATCACGATACAAGGCTTCACTAGAAAAACCAAGCCTAGACATGCAGTAAACAAAAGGTATTCTTATTTCACTATTAATACACATTGCATTGTCGTCACCCGCTACTAACATGCGGACATGTTCTTTAACCTCATCTATGGACCAATTCAGCCAATCTCCAATAATAAAAGCGTGCATGAACGCATTGAGCATAGAGTTGAAAAGAGAGGTGTATGGATCACCAGATTTTCTACATCCGGGTACATAATACTTTGCTCCAAAAAAAGTATACCCGTGAGTATTACAATTCTCAAGCATTAAATCTCGTACGGCTCTAGGAGCACCGAATTTCCTAGCTATCCACAACTCAAGTTGCAAAAGATTCTCACAAACAGATGAATCAAAAGTTTTAATATCATCTTCGACAAATTGCCACGGTTCGTTGATTAGCTGTGCGGCTTTATCACTTCTAACGCCGCTAGTAAAACAACACCAATTTTTAGAGGACCAGATTTTCTTTATCGCATCCTGTAATGCCATAATCCATGGTCCAACTAAACATATAAATTCGGGGGTTGCTCCCTGAATAGCCCTGGGGGCCTTATCCTTGACTCCAGCAGGTGTTCTATAACAAAGATTTTCTTTCTTTAAAAACAAGGATCTTCGAACATATTGATGTATAATTTCAGGGCTTAATATACTATTCTCATCAATACCGGCAACACATAATTTCTCATAAGTGGTTCTCAAAGTTTTCTTAACAGCTGGTGAAGCATTACTACGTTCTATATATTCATCAAAAGTAACTTTATAAACTTTGTGAATACGGGAATTAAACAATTTTTTATAATGTTTTTTAACCCACCGAATAAACTGTTTCATGTAGGATTCATCAACGGGTGGTGTATCAACTATAACTCGACTTTTAACAACATTTTCTTCATTTTCTTGTGTGTTGGCGAAACTCATAGGACGGTAATTATGATTCCAAAAATAAGAATGTTGTTCACCTTTAGGCACATGCAATTTTTAAAATTGTTGTTTAGTGTAATCCATAGGGTACTTACAATAAGCCTTGGGTTTTATCTTCACCTGTTCAAGGGGTTCATAAATATCAAGAGGTGCATTGGGTCCTGGGTTAGGTTCTACTCCACACTCCGTTAAATCACGAATCCATCCACCAGCACTGTAATGGGACAATAACTTGGCGGGTTCAATTCGTATTTGATGTTGTTGTAATGGCCCAATAAAGCAATGTAATAGCTGGTTTTTTACATATCTCTTCAAATGTCTATTTTGCCAATAATTACAGACCTTATTTTTGATGAGTCTAATTTTATTGACAAGTGAATACAGTTTCTTGGTCTTATACTGATTCTTATTTAAAGGATCAAATTTTTT